TCGGGTTCCTCGCCCGCATCGACCGAGCACTCGACCAGGACTAGGGGAGCTTGTGGCGGACCTTCTGCCTCGCCGGGTCAACGCCCTGACCGCGTCGGCCCGTGTACTGACCGCGACCCGGGAGGACGAGCCGAAGTCCCAGGGCTGGCACGATGAGGCCTGGGAGTACCGGAACACGACCGGTGAGGTGCGTTACGCCGAGATGTGGCTGGCGAACAGCCTGTCCCGGGTGCGGCTCGTGGCGGCGAAGCGGCCGACGCAGCCGGGCGCCCAGCCGGAGCCGGTCACGACCGGGCCGGCCGCTGACCTCGTCGCCCGCCTCGCTGGCGGGGTGGCCGGCCAGGCGGCGCTGAACCGGGCGTTCGCCGTGCACCTCCTCACGCCGGGGATCGGCTACCTCGTCGGTGAGCCGGGCTCGGCCGGCGCGGAGCGGTGGGGGGTGTACAGCTCGGACCAGCTTCGGCTCTCACCGCAGGCGAAGGCCGAGACCGGCGAGCGGCTCTATGAGCTGCAGGAGGGCGAGGACACGACCCGCGACTGGAGGCTGCTGTCGCAGGACAGCCTGATCGTGAAGGTGTGGCGTCCGCACCCGCGCTGGTCGTGGATGCCCGACTCGCCGGTGCGGGGGGCGCTCCCGGTCCTCCGCGAGCTCCAGCTGCTGACCCAGCACGTCGAGGCCTCGGCGACGTCTCGGCTCGCCGGCGCCGGCATCATCGCGTTCGACTCGCAGCTGGAGTTCCCGAACGGGTGGGACGAGTGGATCAAGGAGTTCCTGGCGGCGATCACGAAGCCGATCAAGAACCGCTCCTCAGCCGCGGCGTATGCGCCCTTCCCGGTCCGGATCCCCGGCCCGGTGAAGGACAAGATCATGCACCTCATGTTCAACACGCCGTTCGACGAGCACGCGCTGAAGCTGCGCGAGGAGGCGATCGCCCGGCTCGCGACGGCGATGGACATGCCGAAGGCGGCGCTTACCGGTGAGCAGGAGAACCACTGGGGTAAGTGGGCGACGACGGAGGAGGGCATCACCCTCCACGTCATGCCGAACATGGAGCTGATCTGTGACGGGCTGACGACCGGGTTCCTCGCGCCGGGCCTCGCCACCGCGGCCGGCCGGGCGTCCGGCGAGGTCGTGACCCGCACCGATGAGGAACGGGTGCGGGTCACTGAGCAGGAGCCGCCGCCGGGTTCCGAGCAGTCCGAGTTCATCGTCTGGTACGACGCCAGTGACCTGCAGGTGCGCCCGGACCGGTCCGCTGACACGGTGCTGGCGTACGACCGGTGGCAGGCATCGGGCGACGACCTGCGCCGGGAGACGGGTATCTCTGATGCCGCGGTGCCGGACACCGCCGAGTTCGAGCGGCGGGTGTGGGTCGAGATGCTCAGCGGGGAGATGGCTCCGCTGGCGCTGCAGAAGCTGGGCCTGGCGACCCCGGACGAGATCAAGGCGACCCGCCCCGCTCAGCCGCCTCAGCTCCAGCCCGGCCCGCCCGAGGACGAGGTGCCCGCCGAGGAGCAGGGCCTGCCCGACACCGAGGACGACGACGAGCCGTCCGAGGACGACGTCCCGGTCGCTGCGGCAGCGATCAGCTGGCACCCAGGGCTGGCACTCCTCGCGGCCTGCGACGGGCTCGTCCACCGTGCTCTGGAGAAAGCCGGGAACAGGCTCAGGAACGCGACGCGGCGCGAACGGGCGATGGGGAAGCTGGCCGACGCCAAGCCTCACCTGATGCACACGGTCTGTAACGCCGCCCGGTTCCGGCCGCTCGACGTGCTCCTCGAAGACGCCTGGGACCGGGTCCCGGACGTGGCCGGGAACCTGGTCTGTGACCCGGCCGCGCTACGTAACTCGCTCGACCTGTACACCCGGACGCTGATCCGGACGAACACGCCGCATAGCTGGGACGCGCTCTCGGACCACCTCGCGGCTGATGAGGTCGCGGCCCCGCCGCTGCCGGCGGTCCGGCGGGTCGGCTGATGGGCTGGCGCGAGGCGCACCGGCGCCGGGTCGAGGAGCTCGAAGCGGCGGCGGCGAAGGTGATGCTCGACGCCCTCGGCGCGATCATCGACCGGCTCGCGGCCCGTCTCGGGAACACGATCACGGCGGCGGCGTCCCCCGACGAGGCGGCCATGTCCCTCGACGACCTGGCGGCGATCCGGGCTGAGTGGGCCGCGGCGGTGCAGGAGGTCGTCGCCCCGTACTTCGGTGGCGTGTTCGAGGCCGGGGTCGCCGCGGCTGACGTGCAGCTCCGGACGATCGGGGTCGCGGTCCCGGTGCCCGGCCCCGAGTTCATCGACGAGGCGGCGGCCCGCTACCTGGCGCAGGCCACGGACCGGTTCAACACGTTGGGCGACGAGACGTGGGAACGTGCCCGCTCCGAGCTGCTGGCCGGGTTCCGGGCCGGTGAGGGCATCGACGACCTGCGCCGCCGCGTGCAAGGCGCGACCGGGCTCGCCCGAGTAGACGCCGAACGGATCGCGCGCACCGAGGTGATCAGCGCGTCGAACCAGGGCGCTGACGTCCGGGTGCGTTCCCTCGGCGCCGACGCGCCGCCGTTCAAGCAGTGGCTCTCCACGCTCGACGGCCGGACCCGGCCGAGCCATGTCCGCGCCGACGGCCAGGTCGTGCCGCTCCGCGACCCATTCGAGGTCGGCGGCGCCCGCCTCGCGGTGCCCGGCGACCCGACGGCGCCGTTCGAGGAGGTCGTGAACTGCCTCGCCGCGGCGACCCGGGTGTCGTACCCGGCTCTACGGGCGGCTACGGCGCGGCGCCACGACGGCGAGCTGATCAGCGTGCGCTTCGCCTCCGGAGACGAACTCGCCGGTACCCCGAATCACCCGGTACTGACCTCGACCGGGTGGCGCCCCCTGGGCGACCTGAAGGAAGGCGACAGCTGCGTCCGCGGCGGGCTCCGTAGGGAGTTGCCGGGCGAGCCAGACGTACAGCACCCACCAGCCGAGATCGCTGAGGTCTACGAGCTTGCGTCGCGCTCGGGCGGCTCGCAGCGGGTGAGCGGCGCCCCAGTGGACTTCCACGGCGACGGGGCCTACGGCGAAGTCGAGGTTGTACCCGTGAACCGGCGCCTGGGGATCGACGTCCAGGCCGCGACGGATGAGCAGGTCATGGAATTCGGGCTCGCCGTTGCCGATCATGCAAGTTCGGCCCAGGGCCGAGACGACGGCGCGTTGTTCCGCCTCTGGGGAGCGGGGGGCAGCTGGGACCCAGTCCCGTCGTCGAGCGTCCTGGGCTGGCTTAGCCAGCTGCCGCCGCTCGGTGGCCCCGAGTCGATCCATGCGCAGCTGCATCGCCTCACCGCGCGAGCGGATCGGCAGGCCCAGCTCGCGGAGGCGGCGGGTGATGACCGGCCGGGAGACGCCGAGGTCAGCGGCGATCCCCGACACTGGCTGACCCTCGGCGTGACGCTGACGGAGGTCGTGGAGGTCGAGCGTTCTACGGGCAGTCATCTGGTCTACAACCTCGACACGGGAGCGGGGTGGTACATCGCGAACAACATCATCACGGGGAACTGCAGGTGCACGGTCCTGTACCTCGACAGCCCGACGCCGCTTGACCCCGATGGGCGGCAGGAAGGCGGCCAGCCCGGCGTCGTTGACCTCGTCGCTGACCCTGGCCTGGCGCCTGAGCCGGCCCGCCTCACGGGCGATGACCTGTACGAGGCGACCGCCTCCACCGCGACCCGGCTCGACACGCTCACCGCGAACACGCTTCAGGACTACAAGGCCGTCGAGTACCGGAACGTCAACGAGAAGCTGCGGGTCACCAGCGGCGACCTCGACCCCGACACGTACCGGGCGAACGTCGACCCCGACGAGCTGTCACTGCGCGGAGCGCTACGGCCACGGCAGCAGGAGTCACTGCAGATCGCCGCGGACAAGGTCAAGGTGATCGACGCCGCCTTTGAGCAGGCCCCGGCCATCGGCCAGGAGGCGCTGGCTTACCGGGGCGTCGGGGACGTCGCGGCCACGTTCGGGACGCCACGGCCGGGCGATACGTTCATCGACTACGGGTACACGTCGGTGACGTCGTCGGAGGCCGTCGCCCGGGACTTCATGCGGGGCACTGACCCCGGGCGGGTCACGGTGACCCTGCCGGCTGAGACACAGCCGCTGAACCTCTCCGCCGCGGCTGGCACGGCCCAGTCAGAGCAGGAGCTGCTGCTGCCTCGGGGCGGCACGTACCGGGTCACCGCGGCGTCGCCTGGGCCTAGCGGATGGGACATCGTCATGGAGCTGATCCTGTGAGCAGCGCTGCGCTGCGCGAGCGCTGCATCTGGGAGCCCGGCCAGCTGGAGCGAACCGCCCTGGTCGCCGCGACGGGGCCGCCGCAGGTCGACCCGAGGACGGGTGAGCCGCACAGCGGAGCGATGATCGCCCTGGTCCCGGCCGACCCCGCCCCGTTCCTCATCAACGGCGGCGAGACCGCGGACGGCCTCCACCTCACGCTCCGGTACCTCGGCGACAGCGACGACATGCCCGACGACGTGGTCACCACGCTGAAGGCCGAGGTCGAGCAGGCCGCGGACCAGCTCGGCTCGGTGGCCGGCCGGGTGTTCGGCGCCGCTGTCTGGAACGCCAGCGGCGACGAGCCGTGCCTGGTGCTGAGCGTCGGGGACGAGGCCGAACCGAATCGGACGCTCAACGAGGTCCATCTCGCCGCGATGGCGGCGGCGTCAGCGGCGACGACCGACGAGTGGGCGGAGCCCGACAACCACAGCCCCTGGGTCGCTCACGTCGCGCTCCTGTACGCCGACGTCGCTGAGCTCCACGCAGCGCTACCCCTCGCCGCCGCGATGGAAGGCCCGATCCAGTTCGACCGGCTCCGCCTGGCGCTCGGCGGCGAGTCGTGGGACTACCCGCTCGGTGGCGCCGACGACGCCGACACGTCAGGTTCTATGTCCACGGACACCGCGAGCGTCGCGGTGCCCTTTGTCACAGCGCCCGAGGAGGCGACCATGGCCACCGCCCCGACGGCAGCCCCAGCCCCGCCCGTACCCGACACCCCTACGCCGGACGAGGACGGGAACTGCCCGGACGGGTGGGTCCCGGACGGTGATCGCTGCGTCGAGGAGGCCGAGCCCGACGCCGCGGCCGAGGCGCCGCTCCCGCCGGCGCAGCCCGGCGAGCACCTCCGGGCCGTGATGCACGTGCAGGGCACGAGCACCGGCGACGGTGGGACGGGCCGCATGTTCATGAACACGACGTACCGGGAGACCCCGTTCGCGTTCCACTGGAGCAAGGAGTCGAGCGCTCACGGCGGGATGCCGAACGTCGTGCACGTCGGGAACGTCGTCCGGGTCGTGGCCGCCGCCTCGGAGGGCGCGCCCGACGTCGGGTTCATCACCCTCGACCTCGAATCGGAGGACGGCCGCGAGTACGCCCGCCGCTCCGTCGCCGGGTTCGAGCGGTGGGTCAGCATCGGGCTCGACGAGACGAAGCCCACGGTGACCGTCCAGTTCCCGGAGGAGGACGAGGACGACGAGAGCGGCCTCGCGTTCCTGTTCGAGGAGCCCGACCTCGTCACCGTCGACGGCGGCCGGGTCGGGGAACTGACCGGGGTGTCCGTGCCGGCGCAGGCCGACGCCGAGGTCGCGCCGACCGACGAGCTAGTACAGCTCATGCTCGGCACTGAGGAACCGAACGAGGAGGCCCAGACGTTGGCCGCATCCGCCCGCCGTACGCCGGCCCGCCCGAAGGCCGAGGAAGTGAGCGTGGCCGACACCGTGCAGGCGCTCACTGCTGCGGCGTACACGATCACGATCGAGGACGTCCCGCCGGCGTGGTGGTACTCGCGGCCGACGGACGTCGACCTGAGCGAAGGCGCGCTCAACGTCACGCAGGAAGGCCGCCTGTACGGGGCGCTCGCCCCGCTCGGCGTGAACCACCGGGCGTTCGCCCGCGCCGGCCGCCGGCAGGAGGTCCCGACGAGCCGGGTCGATTACGCCCGGTTCATGGGCGGCTGGGCGCTGACGCAGAGCGGCAAGGTGCCGGCCGGGCCGATCACGATGGACTGCGGGCACGCCGCCCGGTTCCGCCCGAACGGCGAGGTCGCCCCCGCCCACTACGAGAACAGCTGCACCGTGGTCGGCAAGATCGCGGTCGGGTTCGACCGGGACCTCGGCGTGGTGTGGGCCGCCGGCGCGCTGGAACCCGCCGCGACGCCGGACCTCGTGTCCCGGATGCTGGCCTGCCGGCTCTCCGGTGACTGGCAGCCGCACAGCGACCGGTCGGGCTGGACGGAGCTCATCGCAGCGCTGCTCGTCCCGTCGCCGGGGTTCCCGATGGCGCACGGCGGAGCCGCCGCGACCTATCAGGGTGACGCGCTCGTCGCGTCGTCGGTCCCGGTCCGCGCCGTCGGCCCGCACGGCCGGCCCCGGCTCCGCGTCGACCTCACCGCCCGGACCGTGGAACGGGTCGCGACGCACAGCACCCGGGAGCGGTTCCGGCAGGTCGCCGCCGACGTCAGGGCCGGGAGGCCGGTGGTACGGCGCACCAAGGGCTGCTGCGACTGATGGGGTGTCTCTGATGGGCTGCGGCTGCGGCGGCGGGGCGCCGCGTATCCCGATGACGTCGGGCGACTACGCCGCGGTGTACGAGGCGCAGCAGGCCGCGGCGGTGCCGCGGTTCCGGCTCGTCCGGGACGGCCACGACGACGAGCCGTTCGCGACGTGGGCCGCCGCCCGGCAGGCCCAGGCCGTCGTCGGCGGCAAGATCCGGACGATCAAGGCTCCGGCCACGGCGTAGGGTCCGCGGCATGACTCCGCTCCGCCGCGTCCTCGCCGCCATCGGTATCGCCGCCCTGCTCGGGACCGCCGCCTGTCACGGCAACATCCCCGGCTGCGCCGAAGACGACCCGTGCTGGGACTGCTCCACGATGGGCAACCACAGCTGCGGGCTGCCCGGCACCGGCTGAGGGGTGTTTGCGTAGCGGGCCGGGGCCTGCGCATACTCAGCCCCGTCATCGCCACTGCTCGGGCCGCCTGGCTGCCCGCCGGGGCTCCTGAGTGCTCGCCTGGTCGAGTCGTTCGTTTAGACCGCGTGTTACGCGTCGTCGAGAGGACCGACCAGTGGCCAAGAGCGCCAAGAACACCCCTGCGGCTGATGAGGCCACGGGCACCGAGCCCGTCGAGTTCGACATCCCCGAGGACCTGACCGGGCTCAGCGACGCCGAGCTGGCGTCCCTCACGGAGCAGGCCCAGGCTGCGTTCGATGCCTTCGCCGAGACCGACGACCCGAGCGACGAGGACCTGGAGGCGCTCTCCCAGCTCGGGGGAGCGGTCACCGACCTCAACGCCGAGGGGCAGCGCCGCGAGGCGGACGCCGAGCGTCGCAAGCAGGAGTTCCAGGCGACGATCGACGCGGTCCGCGGCGGCAAGGCCAGCGACGCCGGTGACGGCGACGAGGGCGAGGGCGATGACGGCGGCACCGAGGGTGACGCACCTGAGGCGCCCGAGGACCCGGCCGAGCCGGTCGAGGCCGAGCAGGTCCCCGTGGCGGCCTCGGCCCGCCGGCGCGGCCCGCTGCGCATCTCGACGCCCGCCAGCCGGGCACCGAAGCTGAACGCCGGCTGGCCCGCGCTCGGCGACATCGCCAAGAACGCGCCCGACCCGGGCATCGAGGACGTCCGCCCCGAGCTGGTCATCACCGCAGCCGCTGACGTGCCCCGCCTCTCCCCGGGCGACAAGATCCCGACGCTGCAGGGCCTCGTCGACGCGACGATCTCGCGGGCCAAGGCGCTCGGCACCACGAACGGGCAACCGAACTTCGTGCCGCTCGCGTCGATCAACCGGGAGTTCCCGGTCACGATCGACGAGACGATGAACCCGGACCGGATCCGCCACGAGTTCGAGCAGCTCGTCGAGGAAGGCCAGACCGCCAAGGGCATGGAGGCGCTCGTCGCCGCCGGCGGCTGGTGCGCCCCGTCTGAGATCCGCTACGACTTCTTCCGGGTGTCCGAGGTCTCCGGCCTGCTCGACCTCCCGACGTTCGGGGTGCGGCGCGGTGGCCTGCGCTGGCCGCAGTCGCTCTCCCTCGCCGACTTCTTCGCCCTGACCGGTGCCCCCGCCTCGGGCACCGCGACGGCGGCGACGATGCCCTGGCGCTGGACGGAGGCCGACGACATCGCGACGGTGACCGGCTCAGGCGCCAAGCTCTGCCTGCGCCCGCCGTGCCCGACGTTCGACGAGGCCCGCCTCGAAGCGTTCGGGATCTGCGTCACGGCCGGCAACCTGACCGAGGACGCGTTCCCGGAACTGATCCGGCACTTCATCGCCCAGACGGTCGTCGCTCACGGCCGGGCCATGAACCGGCGGATCATCGCCCAGGTCGTGGCCGCCTCGACGGCAACGAACCCGACCGGCGGCGCCGTCCTCGACGGCGCGACCGCCCACGTCCTCGGCGGCTACGAGCTCAACGCCGTGGACTACCGGGAGAAGCACGGCATGTCCGACGACGCCGTCCTGGAGGGCGTCCTGCCGTCCTGGCTACGCGGCCTGCTCCGGTCCGACCTCGCGAAGCAGAACGGCGTGGGCCTGGAGAAGATGGCCGTCAGCGACGAGATGCTGCGCGACTGGTTCGACGAGCGGGGCATCCGCATGCAGTGGGTGCAGGACTGGCAGACCCGTGACGTCGCCTCGGGCATCGCCCACTCGGGCGGCACGATCCCGGTCACCTGGCCGACCTCGGCGCTCGGGCTCCTGTACGCGGCCGGCACGTTCGGTCGTGGCAACGGGATGACCCTCGACCTCGGCGTCGTGCGCGACTCGGTCCTCAACGCTGAGAACGACCACACCGCCGCCTGGTCCGAGGAGGCGACGCTCGTCGCCCGGTTCGGCCACGAGTCCCGGGTCATCACCTTCGACGGTCTCATCGCCAACGGCGCGACCGGCGCCCAGACCGCCCCGACCGGCCCCTGACCCGCAGGGGTGACCGCATCTGACCAGGCCCGACGCAGAGGAGGTGGACAGTGGTAGTCCGATCGTTCCAGCTGGTCGACGACGGCCCTACGTTCACCCCTCTGCGCTTCGGGCTCCTCTCCGCGGCGCAGCCGGTCGACGACGCCGACCCGCACTGGCAGCTCGGGATCCAGATGGACCTCGACAGCTGCGGTGTCCCCGTCGCGGTCACGGGCGGCCCGTGCTCGGGCGTCGGCATCACGAAGACGCCGACGGTGACCGGGGCGCCGAACATGGCGGCCGAGCCGTTCTCCGTCTTCGCCTGGATGAACTGCGCCCCGGTCGGGCAGGGCAACGACTTGGAGCTGCTCCGCGCCAAGACGGAGACGCTCCTGACCAACGGTGAGGGCCGCGCCGTCGAGAAAGTCGTGTGGACCGGCCAGGCCTCGAACGGGACCGTCCGGCCGCACCTGGCGGAGGACACCGCCGAGTTCTCCGACGCGCAGGGCGCTCAGGTCGTCCGGATCCAGACGGCGGCGACCGTCGTCACGACCGGCACCGCGATGGCGATCACCGAGGCGATCGGGCTCGTCGAGGCTGAGCTGGCCGCCTGCTACGGCGGCGAGGGCGTGATCCACGTCCCGGCCGGCGCGGCGATCCTCCTCTCGAACGTCGGCGTCGTGCAGCGGCAGGGCAGCCAGCTACGCACCCTCGCCGGGAACATCGTCGCCCTGTACGCCCCCGGGGACCGGCACGGCCCGACCGGCGCTGAGCCGGCGGCCGGGCAGGGCTGGATCTACGGCACCGGCGCGGTCGTCGTGCGGCGGAGCCCGATCAAGAACCTCGGGCAGCGCCCCGCCCAGTTCGTGGGCCGGGCGGAGAACAGCACCGTCTACGTCGTCGAGCGCACCTACGTCGTCGCCTGGGACTGCTGCCACGTCGCGGCCCAAGTCCTGATCCCGGGGGCGTCGTGATGCGCCTCCAGGCCGTCGACTTCGAACGGTTCCTGTACGCCACCGGGCTCCTCGCTGAGGCGGACGTCGCCTGGGCGCCGGGCGGCGGGAACGAGCTCGTCGTCGCTGATGACACGTTCAAGCGGCTCGACGCCGAGCAGCTCACCGAACTGGCCGGCGCCGTCACGAACGTGGTGCCGACGGTCAGCCCGGAGCCGACGGCCGTCCCCCCTCCCGGGGCGGCCGACGGGAGCAGGGCACCCCAGCCTGCCGGTGACGAGCCGCCCGCGAGGGCGGCGCGCACCGGCGCCAAGAAGCAGCCCGCCAAGCAGCCCGCCAAGCCCCACCACGACCCCGTTAGCCCAGTAGGAGGGGCCTGACCATGGCCGCAGAAACCATCAGCCCGATCCAGGGGACCCGAGCTCGAATCATCAGGCTGAACGAGTGCGGGGTGCCGGTGACCGGCACGGGCTCGCTCGCCGTGTTCGACGGGTTCGTCGAGGTCCAGGTGTCGCCCCAGTACGAGGACGGCACCACCTACCAGGTCCGCAAGGCGAACGGCGTGTTCTGCGTCAACCGCCGCGGCAACGACCAGTTCACCCGGGACGAGGTCAACGTCCGGTTCTGCGCCATCGACCCGGACGTCGTCGCGATCACGGCCGGTGTCGAGCTCGTCGTGACGGGCGGCCCGGTGACCGGCATCGGTTTCTGGGTCAAAGAGGGCGACATCTCCGCCCGATGGGGCCTAGAGGTCTGGCAGGCCGACTCGGATACGTGCACGGGCCTGCAGCCCCGGGTGGCGTACTGGGCGTGGCCGCACCTCGCCGCCGGGCGCCTGAACGAGTTCACGGTGGCCGACGCCGCGATCGAGTGGCGGATCGTCGCCCGGTCCGAGAAGGCGAACACCCTGTGGGGGGCCGGGCCGGGCACGGTCAAGTACATCAACCAGGTGCCGGCGGACGCCCACCGGGGGTTCTCCATCACTCGCCTCGCCTTGCCGGCTGTGACGGCCGGCGTGGTGTCGCTGTAGCGGCGGCGTAGCCCGACGTCGGGCAGGATGGCCCGGTGTTCATCCCACTCTGCGAAGCGTGGCCTCTCCCGCCTTCGGGCTGCCCGGCGATCACCGGCAGCCCGGAGGTGACGGGCATCGCCGTCCAGGCTGCGTCTGACCTGCTGTGGGAGCTGTCCGGCTACCGGTACGGGTCCTGCGAGGTGCTGCTCCGGCCGTGCCGGACGCGCTGCAGGGACGGCTGGTGGGGTTCGACGGGCTGGTGGCATGACGGCGGCTGGCCGCGCGCCGGCGGCCCGCTCTGGCTCGAAGCCGCCTGCGGCCGCTGCCGGCTCGGGTGCGGCTGCACGGACGCCGACTCGCTGCAGCTACCGGCCGTGGTGCAGTCCGTCACCGAGGTGATGATCGACGGCGTCGTCCTCCCGTCGTCGGCCTACCACCTATTCGACGGCCGGCTCCTGGTCCGCGCCGACGGCGGCCGGTGGCCGCTCTGCCAGGACTGGCGCGTCCCGGTGACCGGTGTCGGCGCCTGGTCCGTGACCATGGTCGCCGGGGAGCCGGTCCCGCCGGCCGGGCAGCTCGCGCTCGGGCAGCTCGCCGCCGAGTACGCGACATGGTGCTCGACCGGCCAGTGCACGATGCCGGCGTTCACGACGTCGAAGACACGGCAAGGCGTAACCCAGCAGTTCCCGACCGCGGCGGAGCTCCGCCAGCTCGGCCTGACCGGCCTCGCGCTCGTCGACCGCTGGCTGAGCGCCGTAAACCCGGGAGGCCTCCGCCTCGGCCCCGCGATCTGGGACCCCGACGACTACGCGCCGGCGTTCCGGCGACCCGGCGGCGCAGGGTGACTATCGTGCGCCCGACCCCGGCAAAGGAGCGTTAACCGATGATCCCGCTGATCCGTATCACAGCCAACCAGGACTTCCTCCACGGTGAGGACCGGTACGTCAAGGGCGAGGACTACGACGTGGAGCCCGAGCTGGCCGGCTACTTCGTTGGGGTCGGCTGGGCCGACACCGACGAGGACGTCAAGCCCACCGCCACGCCACCGCCGGCTGAGGTCGACCTCGACGTCCAGAGCTCGGCCCAGGGCCAGGCCGCCACCGATGGGTAAGGCCGCCCCCGACGCAACGATCGACGCGTCGCTCGACTACATCGCCCTGTCGACCGTCGAGCACATCTGCTCGGCCGAGCCGGCGAACTATGCGGGCATCGCCGCCGTGTCCCTGGCGAGCGTGACCATGGCCGGCGGCGACTTCGCCAAGGCGAACGGTGACGTCAGCGGCCGCAAGGTGACGGTAGGCGCCAAGTCGGGCGTCTCCGTCAGCGCCTCCGGCTCCGCTACCCATGTGGTGATCGCACGGGTAGCCGACACGACGCTCCGCTACGTCACGACCTGCACGACGCAGGCCCTCACCTCCGGCAACACGGCCAACGTCCCGGCCTGGGATATCGAAATCGCAGACCCCGTCTGATCCGGTAGTGCGTCTGACCGGAGGGAGGCGGGATGGCGATTGCGTTCGTCGGGGCGGGCGCCGGCGCTAGCGGCGCCACTAGCTGTATCCCCGCTCTCCCGGCCGGTGTATCAGTCGGCGACGTCATGCTCTGCGTCGTCGAAGGCGCCAACCAGGCCCCGGCGGTCAACAACCAGGGCACGAACGGGGCCTGGGCGATCCTCGGCGCGATGTCGGGCACCGGCACCGCCGGTGGCACGTCAGCGACGTCGGTCACGCTGTACTGGGACCGGTTCAAGTCGGGCCAGACCGACCCGATCATGGGCGACGGTGGCGGCGACCACATCGGTGCCCGCATCTACGCATGGTCAGGCGTCAAGGCGTCGGGCAACCCGTGGAACGCCTTCCAGGGAAGCGTCGACGCCGTCTCCGACACGAGCCTCAATGCCACCGGTGTCACGACGACGGTCAACGGCTGCGAGATCGTCTGCGCCGCGACGCTGCCCGCCCCGGCCAACACGTTCGGCCCCTCGGACGCTACGGCAGCATTTACGGCGACGAGCCCCGCCACGCTCAACGCCCGACCTGATGCCGCCACGGCGGTGTTCTCACACACCAGCGGCAACGACGGGAAGCAGATCCTCGTCTCGGCGTTGCAGGCCACGGCCGGCGCGACCGGGACGATCAACAACACGCTGCCAGCGTCGGCGTTCAAGGCGATGTTCGTCGTCGCCCTGGAGCCTGCGCCTGCCGGCACGGACCTCGTCGTTCAGGAGGCCACCCAGGGTCACACCGTCGACAGCGTGGTCCTGACCCAGGTCCATGCGCTGACCGTGGCCGAGGCGACCCAGGGCCAGACGGTCGACAACGTCGCTCTCACTCAGGTGCACCAGCTCGCGGTGCAGGAGGCGACGCAGGCCCATACCGCTGACAACGTGGCGGTCTCAGCGGCCACCAGCCTGGTCGTGCAGGAGGCGACGCAGGGTCAGACGGTCGACGGCGTCGCGCTGACCCAGGTTCATCAGCTGGCCGTAGTCGACGCGACGCAGGCGCAGACCGCGGACGGCGTCGCTCTGACGCAGGTCCACGTCCTCGCGGTAGCCGAGGCCCGGCAGACGCACACGGCCGATGGCGTCGCTCTGACCCAGGTCCACCAGCTCGTCGTCGCGGAGGCGACGCAGGCCCATACCGCTGACAACGTCACCCTGGGCGGCGCCGGCCAGCTCACTGTTCAGGAGGCGACGCAGGCCCAGACGGTCGACCACCTGGCGCTGACCCAGGTGCACATGCTCACGGTGGCGGACGCGGCGCAGGCGCACACCGCCGACGGCGCGACGCTGACCCAGGCGCACCAGCTGGCTGTCGCGGAGGCGACGCAGCTCCAGGCCGCCGACACGGTCAGCGTGACCCAGCTGCATCAGCTCGTCGTCGCTGACGCGCGCCAGGCCCACACGGCCGACACAGTGACAGGTATCGTCAGCGGCGACGGCACCGAGCCCCAGGTGCCCCGACCTGGGCGGGTGACTGCGCTGGACGCCACCTTCGACATGGCCGAGAGGCTCCTCGACTGCGTGGGCGCCAAGCTCGCCGACACTACGGAGGGGGCGCCTCCCCGGCTGTACGTCGCGGCGGGCGCTCAGATCGCGTGGGACGACTGTGAGTGCGGCCAGCTCACCGTGCACATGGCCCGCTCATACCCGTCCGACGTGTTCCCGCTCCTGAAGCAGTCCGGCCCGTTCCGGCGCTGCGAGGCCTCGATGACGGTCACCGAGTACGTGATCACGATCCTGCGCTGCGCCCCCGGGTCGGACCAGCATGGCCGCCCGCCGCCGGCCGCGGCGATGACGCAGGCCGCCCGGGTGGATCATGAGGACCGCCGGGCGGTGCGGGCCGGGGTCGCCTGCTGCTTCGAGGACGACGACCCGGCGCTCGCCCAGTTCCGGCTCGTGCAGGACCAGCTCGCCGTCGGTGAGGAGGGCCAGTGCGTCGGCTCCGAGCTCCACGTGTTCATGGGGTTCCCGAACTGCGCCCCGTGCGTCGAGGTCGTGGCGTGAGCCGCCGCAACCTGGCGCTGCAACGCCAGCTGCTGCGCAGCCCGTCCGGGCCGGTCGGCGTCGACCTGACCCGCCGCTCCATCCGGGTGACCTCGATGAGCAAGACGCTGTGCCCCGTCCGGCACGGCCGGCTGCGGTCCACGATCACGCACACCGACCCGCGCCCGGTCGCTGAGGGCCTCATGACACAGGTCGGCACGAACGTTGAGTACAGCCTCCCGGTCCATGAGGGGTCGGGCTCCGCGCACGCCCCGCGCAGCTGGCGGATCGCGCACTCACGTGGGCACATCGTCCCGGCACGTAGATTCCTCGTCAACGCCCTGCCCGCCGGGCGGGGCTGACCGGGAGGAATCATGGAACTGGACGACCTGTCGGGGCTCCGAGCACCCGCCGAGAGCCTCGTGCTGGAGGACGTGTCGAACCTCCGCGAGGGCGGCGGCGTGGACGCCAGCCCCGAGGCCTCGCTGATCAAGGTCCCGCTCAACGGCGAGGTGTACTGGGCGGTCCGCGACCCGGCCGCTGAGACGATCATGTCGGTCATGGGGTCGGCGTCCGGGGCTGGGGACCTCGCCACCGAGATCCAGCGGCTCGGCGTGACCGGGAAGAGCATGGAAGAAGTCGCCGCTGACAACCCGGTCCTCGCCGTGCGCCTCGCCTCGATCGGCCTGACCCAGACCGAGCGGACGATTCGGTTCCTGCAGGACGTCCTGCTGCCCGAGTCGGCCCGCCGCTGGGCGGAGAACATGCGGGCGAAACCACCCGCCCCGCCGGGCGCCGGCGATGACTGGTACCCGTCCGACGAGGAGATCGAGGCGCACCGGCGGCGCACGATCACGATGCGCCAGTGCCTCGCCGTCCACCAGCGGCTGATGGCGGCCTACAGCGGCCGCCCTACGGTGCCGCCGTCGTCCTCGCAGAACGGGCACGGCGGGACTGGTGGGGCTTCGACGGCTGGTGCGCCAGCAGAGGTGTCGACCCCCTAGTGCTCAGCGTCGCGCGGCTGCTGAACCTCATCTACTTCTGGGTGGTGCGAGGCGCCAGCCAGGAGCAGCGCGTCGAGTTCGATGAGGCGCTCATCGAGGCGGGCCGGCTCGACCTCGCCGCCTCACCTGAGCCGCCGCAGCCGCACGTCCCCGGCACGGCGCCGGCGTGGATCCGTAAGCCGTCGTGGTGGAAGGGTGACCGGGCCGCGTTCCGGAGCAGTGTCAGCGCCGCTGAGCAGCTCGGTGAACTGGGCGCCGCCGGCGCGGCCGATGAGCTGGGGCGGCGCTCGCCGCCTCGTATCGGCAGCGGGCGGTAGGGGTGGCGTTCGGCCCCCTCGAAGAGGCGTTCGTCGAAGTCACGGCGGACGTGAGCCGGGCCGAGCGTGACCTCGCCGGCTTCCACGAGACCCTCGAAGACACCGAGCGGGTCGCCCAGCAGGTCGGTGAGCAGATCGAGGACGCCTTCATCGAGGCGGCCCGCACCTCCGACCGGGCGCTCGAACGGGTCGGTGACGGCGCGTTCAGGGACGTAGAGAACGAGGCGCAGCGGGCCGCTCGGGGGATCGTCACTGCGATGGTCCAGGCCGGGTCGCTGGCCGATTCGTCGTTGGAGCGAATCGGCGGCGCCGACGTCTTCGCTGAGCTCGTCGTCCAGGCGAAGCTGGCGGGCAGGGGGATCGAGGTCGCGTTCCGGGACGTGGCCGGGAACCTGCGCGGCCCCGGCGGGCAGCTGTTCCCGCCGGGCATGTTCACCGGGATAGTCGTCGAGTCCCGGGTAGCTGCCTCAGAAGTCGCCCTGGCGTTCGAGGCGGCCGGGGTCCGTTCGGCGTCGTCGCTCCGCGACATCGGCGGCATCGACTCGTTCGGCCCGGCGGTCGCGAGCGCCGAGATAGCGGCCGAGTCGATCGAGCATTCCTTCCGCGACTCGTCACGCGACTCGATTCGGGCGCTGTCACGGATCGGGACCGCCGGGGCCGGGTTCTCGCTCATCGGGACCGGCGCGGCCGCCGCCGCGATCGGGGTCGGGGCGGCGGCCACCGCGCTCGTCGGGTTCGGCGTCGTTGGGGCGGCGTCACTGGAGACAACCCGGATCGGGTTCGAGGCGCTGCTCGGCTCCGCGGCGGAGGCGGACGCCTTCATCCGCGAGATGCAGCAGTTCGCGGCGGCGACACCGTTCGAGTTCCAGGGCCTGGCCGAGAACGCCCGGAAGCTCCTCGCCGTCTCCGACGCCATCGGGATCACCCGAGAAGCGATCATCCCGACGATCGAGACGATCGGCGACCTGACCGCGATCCTCGGCGCCCCGCCGGACGCGATCGACCGGGTGGTTCGGGCGCTCGGCCAGATGGGCTCGCGCGGCAAGGTCACGTCCGAGGAGATGCTCCAGCTCGCGGAGGCGCTCCCGGGCTTCCAGCCGTTCAAGGCGATGGCCGACGGCCTGGGCCTCACCACCGCCGAGCTGCAGGACCAGATCACCGCCGGCCTCATTCCCGCCAAGGAGGGCATCGACGCCCTCCTCGAAGGCATGGGCGAGTTCCCGGGCGCGGCCGGCGCCATGATCGCCCAGTCCCAGACCCTCACCGGCGTGTTCTCGACGTTCAAGGACACGATCCAGCTGTCACTCGTCGAGGCGTTCGGCCCCCTCGCCGAGACGCTGAAGACGTTCCTCGCCGACGCCACCCCGGTCATGCAGGCCTCGCTCGACCAGCTCGCCCCGGCGCTCAGCGAGACGGCTGAGGGCGTCCTCGCCACTGTGTTCGGCGTCCTCGAAGGGCTCACCCCCGGCCTCACCGCCATCTTCGCCGGGATCGGCACGAGCCTGCAGGTCCTCGCCGGGCCGCTCGCCGAGTTCGCCAGCCACATCTCGGTCGCGTTCGCCGGCCTGGAACAGCTGCTGCCCGCTCTCGCTCAGGCGCTGATCCCCGTCATCGACGCCTTCGGCGACCTCGCGATCGCCGTGCTCCCGCCGCTCATCGGGGCGATCACCACCGTCGTCGTCGCGTTCACGCCGCTGATCGAGCTCGTCGCCGGCCTCGTCTCCGCGCTGGCGTCGGCGCTCAGCCCGATCCTCATCCAGGTCGGCGACCTCCTCGCCGACGTCGGCAGGGTCGTCGGTGACGTGTTCGCTGAGTTCGCTCAGAGCAAGGCGCTCGACGACCTCGTGGCGTCGTTCCTGGACCTGATCGGCGTCGCCCGCGACGTGTTCACGGCGTTCACGGAGAGCAAGGGGTTCGACAGCCTCGTCGAGTCGCTCGGCGAACTCGCCGCCGCCACGCTCCCGGTCATCGCTGCGCTCGGCTCCGGGCTCCTCGGGGCACTCGCGGTCATCCTGCCGCCGCTCGGTGAGCTGGCCGTCATCCTCGCTGACACGCTCGCCGACGTCCTCACGAACGCGATCATCCCGGTCCTGCCGGAGCTGTCTGACGCGTTCGTCACGATCGCCGGCGCCCTCGCCGAGGTCCTGCCGCCGCTGGCGGAACTGGCGATAATCCTCGTCGAGGCACTCGCCCCGATCATCAGCGAGATCGCCGAAATCATGGGTGAGACGCTCGCCGTCAACCTTGAGCTCATCGCCGGCATCTTCGCTGAGATGGCGGAGGCGCTCATCCCGCTGCTGCCGGCGCTCGGCGAGGTCGCCGCCGTGCTCGGCGAGGCGTTCCTCGAAGCGGTCACCGAGCTGGCGCCGATCATGCCCGAGCTGACCCAGGCGTTCGCTGACATGGCGATCGCGTTCGCTGAGATCCTCGTGGCGCTGACGCCGCTGATCGGCCCGATGACCGACCTGATGCTGATCCTCCTGGAGATCGGCGGCCCGGTCCTCGTCCTGTTCGTGACCGGCCTCGCCGGCGTGGTCGGGATGATGGCGCAGGTCACGGAGGCCGTCGCGATGGGCGCCTCGGTGTTCTCCGGCCCGCTCGCGATCGGCCTGCAGATCGCGATCCAGTCGTTCGCCATCCTCGCTGAGATCCTCAGCGGGGCGGTCGCCGGCGCGGTCAGCACCGTCTCCGGGCTCCTGACCGGCGGGATGCAGGTCGCGCTGCAGGTCGTGTTCGGCGCCGGCCAGATCCTCGCGGGGCTCCTCAACGGCGCCCTGCAGCTCGGCCTCCAGGTCGTGTTCGGCGGCGCTCAGCTCGTCGCCGGGGTCCTCAACGGGGCGCTGCAGGGCGCGATCCAGGTCGTGATCGGCGTCGCCTCGTTCCTCGCCGGGATCCTGAACGGGGCGCTGCAGGTCGGGCTCACGGTCGTCGCCGGGGCAGCCGGCATCGCCCGAGGGGCCTTCCATGGCCTGCAGGGCGCGATCCAGGTCGTGAGCGGCGCCGCCGGCTCGGTCCGCGACGCGCTCGGCCGCGTCGCCTCGTTCATCCGGGACACGCTGAACGGGGCGATCAACGCCGCCGCCGGGATCTGGCGGGGCCTGCAAGGAGCGATCGGCGGCGTCCTCGGCGTCCTGCAGAACATCATCGGGGCCGCCTCGAACGCCGTCGGCGCCATCAGCGACGTCGTGAACGCCGTCAAGAACCTGCCCGGCGCCGGGTTCCTCGGCGGCGTCCTCGGCGCCATCAGCCCGTTCGCGGCGGGTGGCATCGTCGACGAGCCGACCATCGCCCTCCTCGGTGAGCAGTCGAAGCGAGAGGTCGTTCTCCCGCTCGACGACCCGGCCCGTAGCCTCGCCCTGTCCCACGAGTCGGGGCTCCTCGACGTGCTCGCCAAGGCCGCCGCGTTCGGGAGCCGGCCCATCACTCCCCCCGCCCGGGCGGCGGCCGTGACTCACACCGAAGGGGGCGGCGCCACGATCATCAACCTGTCGATGCACTTCGGCACCGTCCCGTCCGTCACCGACGCCCGAGCC